CTAAAATTCTCCTTCTATATAAGGTTTATCCCAACACTTTTTGCAACCATTTAAGCATACTTCACACGAAACATTATTATCCAAATTCTTAACACAAGCATTAGGGTGACCGTTATTGTGCATTCGAGCATTAGGGTACATTTTTAGAAAATGTTCTAACCTAGTTTCCAGTTGATGTTCGTCACTCCATTTCTGTACAACATTTATGACTTCTTTCCAATGTTTCATAGTAAGCGTTCTACAATCTAATATTTGGTATGTTTTCATAATTTCTTTAATTTCACATTGTTCACACCTTGCACAGCTTACGCACATTCTATCCCATTCCTTAAAGAAATTTTCGGTGAAGTTGCAATCAATCTTCATTTGTCTTTTCCCTCCAAACATCGTTTTCAACGCTTTCTCCAGCAATATAATTAGGGTGTCTCATCAACACTTCATTTATCTTATATTCAAATTCATCAATGTCTATTGTATTTCTTAATTCATCGATAACTTTATTTCCCCAACCATCACCTAATCCGTTTTCGTTTTCTGCTTGTTCTAAAAAATCTTCTAGGAAAAAAGAAACTGGAGAAATGATAGCAATGAAGATTTCATACCAATACCCTTTGCGAAACAAGTCTTGATTGCTGACATATTCTTTTTTAGTGACTACTTTTACCTCCGGAATTATATTTTTTAAATCATTGAAAATTTCTATATAAAGCAATGTTTCATCGCTTAACTCACTTAATTTCATTCTACTAACCTCTTTTCTCTAATATTAACAACTACTCCAACCTTTTCATTTGTTGTTGCATATTGCTTATATATAGTCAAATCAGTAACTTGGTTATCATCGTAATATGCCAACCCATTCAGGGCATCTAGTATTATCTTGCTTATGTTATCGGTGTCAGGTTTGACGGTCGGAAACAACTCATTATTTTCAATCAATTTAACTTGTTTTTTCGGCATGCTTTTCGGAATTTTAAAGTAGGCATATATTTCTACTTCTACTGGTGTTTTAGCTGGTATCGGCTCTCTATCCCTATACTTTTGCATATAGCATTGTTTTACAAGAGCTTCATAATCTCGTGTTTCTTTAGGTGTATATGTATTTTTTGTTTTATTGTTAAATTTAGGTCTTTGTTTACCAATCGGCTTCCCGGGGACGAAAAATTGTACCATCTCTATCCTCCTTGTCATACTTAATATTAATCTTTAATCTTCTAATAAACTTGTTTCTCCTAGATATACAAGCATCGCACAGATGCCTTTCTTTGCTTCTGTAATAACCATATGCCCGATATTCCTTGCCACATATATCACACTTTAGTTTCATAAAAAACAATATTCCTTTCTTATTTATATACAAGTTTGTCCTTTAGCTCTTAATCTCTCTTTTATAAATTCGTCACTATAAATTTTTTGTGTGAAATTATTAAAGCTATCTGTACCTTTCCGTATTATGTAACCTTTGTCGTTTATCTCGTCCTCCCACCTTTTATTTTTAAGCCAGTTGACTAAGAATGGTACATATCTGCCACCTTCTATTTTCCAACTTTCTTGTTCTCTCTGCTTCTTTATAGAGTTAATCATTACATCGGCTAATTCAGCTGACACATCCAAAGAACAAAATTCTTCTAAAGCTTCCTGTTTTTTTAATTTCTTAGGATACACACTCCACACCTTTTCAAACAGTTCCGATTCTTTTGTTTGGTTTGGTTTAATTTTGTTTTCTTTAATTTTATTTTCTTTTCTTTGTGTACTTGCTGTAACATTAACATCGGTTTTTGTTGCATTAACTCCTGTTTCTAAACCATTTTCCTCTGTTTTGGGTACACTAATTAAAAGGTATTTCTTACAAATTCTTTCATAGCCACCTCTTTTAGCTTCAACATATCTTTGTTGAATACCTTCGGAGGTTAATATGCTGTACTTTTCGTACATATCTTTGTTGAACATACCCTTCTTTAGAGAAGTATCTAATATTTCAGACACACTATTTGCACCCACACCTATTCGCTTAGCAAACACAAATAGCACATCTTCATCCCATTCACAGTAATAGCCTTTTGTTCCGTATATATGTTGAAACAACTTGACGATTACTGCAAACCCTTTAATTCCAAATCGAGCTTCAATAATTTCAAATTTGGAATTTAAAACTACATTCAGAGGAAAGTAATCTAGCCCTTCTTTAATTGGCCTAGCCACAACTTTCACCTCCTACAGACACTGTAGCTACCCTTATAGAACAACTACAGCACCTGTATTATATTTTTACTAAAAACTAAAACTGTAAAATCCTAAGCTAATATAACAACACCTGTGTCTTTGAAGCTAATTTCTAAATATTCTTTTATTCTTTGTTTAGCTTCAATTTCCCATGCTCCGCCATCCGCTTCAAATAAAGCAAATTCAATATCTGTTACTTTACTACTATCACTACGGTCTTCCTTAGCAGTTCTTGCTCTAAAAATAAAAGGGCTAACAACTTGGTTTACTTCAATGAAAGTTCTAAAAGGAGCAAGTTCTACAGGATTTGGCAATACTGTATCCTGTTGCAAAATAACTCCTTTATTTGTATGTACTGTTTGTGTAATGCCATTGTCACTCTTTGATTGCACATCGGTTGCTTTTACATTACCAACTATACTAAGTAACTGCTTTGTTTGAGGTGTTTGGCAAAATCTACTTTGAAGTAATATATTAAAAGCTTCACTACTATAGTATCGTCCATAGTCTATGCTAGGTAATGTAGCATTTGCTGAACAAATATAGGTTTTAGCCTTATCTATCTGATTGTCTGTTTCAAATGCAATTACTTTAGATGGGCTCTCAATATGTACATATAATTTATTGAACTGATACAAATTATCCCTTGTTACAACAGACTTTATATAATCAACAAATGATGTAAGGGTATCCATATTAACCAAACTTGTTGGTCTTCTCACAACCGGCGTTATATTAGTCAATTTCTTATCTGTATATTTTTCACCATTTATATCAAAAATTTCTGCTTTGTTTAATCCAACAATAAATTGTAATGCTTCTTTAATCATAATTAAATCCTCCTTTATTCAGCTTGAAAATTAACAACATTTTTTGAAAATGCATTATCTTCAAGTATTTCGCCTGTTTCTTCATCGATTTTCATTTGCCCAACAACTTGATTGTTGTTTTTATATTCGCAAGCAACTAATTTATTTCCGTCTTCACCAATAACCATTTTTGTACTTGTACCTTCTGTTGGAGCAAGCGTAGTTTTTGTATTTATTTCCACTCCTACCAAATCTCTATTATCATCAACAGGCAAAAATTTCAATTCCATAACAATTTTTCTTGCTTTTTTTATACTTGTATTTGGGTCATTAATATTTTCAACAATCTTATCTAATTCATTTTCGAACAATTCCTCTAGCGCTCCGTTAGCTATAGTTGCAAGCGCAATTTTATTTATTTGCATAATTAACACTCCTTTTTTAATTTAAAATGGTAATTCCTCATCGTCATCTACGATAGGGAAAAAATCACTATTATTGTTACTTTGTGCAGGACTTGAAGTAGTTGTTTGAGAACTATTCGTACTCACACTATTTACATTTTTGTTTTCACAGAATTCGAAATCTTCAACAACAACATCAGTAGAATATCTCTTCTGACCGTTATTATCCTGCCAATTGCTAACCTGTAATCTACCAGTAATAGCAATTCTATTTCCTTTATGGAAATACTGACCTATACTTTCTCCACGCTTACCGAAACATACACAGTTGATAAAATCAGCTGTTGCATCGCCTTCTTTGCGTTTAGACGAGAATGGTCTTTCTACTGCTACAGAGAACCTGCAAACTGCCGTTGGCTCATTACCTTGAGTAAAACGAACTTCTGGGTCACGAGCCATTCGACCTAGTAAAATAACTTTGTTCATAAATTATTCCTTTCTAACACTACTGTAACCCCCTTATCAGCTACTATTGTTGGTATCCCTGTCGCACCTTCAACGCTGTTTTTAAAATTATTAGCGTCGCTATTGTTGTTGCTTAAATGCAACAAAACAATATTCTGTACAAAAGAAAGGTCATTTGCTTTGAGGGTATCAATACAAGTTTCAAGACTCATATGAGAGCTATATAGTCTCTTTTTTAAAGTTTCATTTACATTATTATTATCAAGTATATTTTTTGAATAATTGCACTCAATTAAAATATGGCTTAGTTTACTAAAAGTGTTAGGAATGTAATATGTATCTGTTGCAAATAATATATTGCCACACTCTTTGTGGTTAATTAAATAGCCTAGCGGTTCTTCACAATCGTGTTTTGCATCAAACGGCAATAACTTCCACTCGTCCACAATAACTGTTTCAAATTGTTTTACAATATTTACAAATACATTATTGGTTATTCCTAATTTCTTTGCTGTACCGTATGACATATAACATTTAATACCATATGTAAGATACTCTTTTATGTATTTACTGTGGTCCTTATGTTCGTGCGTAACAATACATCCACAAACCTTACTAATATTAAAATCAAGTGCTTTATTTACCTCCAACAGACTTACCCCTGCCTCAATAATAAGACAAGAGCTATCTGTTTGGAGTAGATAACAGTTACCACTACTGCCACTTGCCAATACTATTAACTTAATCATAACTATTAAAATGCTGGCTGTTCTGCGAAATCATCCAAGCTATCATCAGGCACTGGTTCAGGTTCGGATGTAACTATTTCATCTGTTGTATCAAACCCAATTTCTCCAGCTTTATTACCATTCTCTTTTATTTCTTCTTGTACAACTTCGAAATCATCTATAATATCCATAGTTTCATCAGCTGATGGTAAGCCCATAAGTAAGTCTGAACAATTTGTATTTCCAAAGAAAGAAGCAGCCCTATATCTAAGCATTAATTCCGGCATTGTTTGCCATTTACTACCGTTCTTTCCATACCAACCTTCCTTTTTAGCCATTTCAATACTTATTTCAGGACCAGTTATTTTATTTCCGTCATAATCATTAACCCAAGCAAAGCAAGATGTTTTATCATCATTAAATTCAAACTGCAAAGGTGTCGCATATCTCTTACTTTGATTGATTAGAGCTATAATAAATTTACTACTCCAACTTGGTTTTCCGTATACAATATATATGTTTTGCATAACCATAAGGGGTGACATTTTACAGCGTGATGCCATATCAAGTGCTATAAGACAACTACCATTATTGTTTTGAAACTCTTTAGGCACTAATGGACTTTGAGCAAAGCTTTTGGCAAGGGTTAACGCCCCATTGAATAATTCGCTTGAACTATATATCCCACCCATATCTGGTACAACAAAATTTTTTTCTTTTGTTACTACATTTGTATTTGCCATATTAAGCAACCTCCTTGTTAATAGTTAATTTTGTATCTTCACTTACTGTAAGGCATATTAACTGACTACCAGTTTCAAATACCTTATTTACACTTTCCTTACCGTCTACAAACACAGGTACTCTTGCTTCATAAAACTTCTGCAATGCTTTTATAATATCAAGTCCTGCATTAATCTTAGCTGCACTATTTAAGTTGTTATAAGGTACACCGTTTATAGTAGGCTCACAACATTCTACAAAGCCACCATTAATCTGATAATCATAAAGTTTAAATTTAACAAACTCAAATTTATTGTTTATAGCCTTGTCCAACTCATTAATTTTGAATTTAGTGAAATCTTCAATAACATTTTCTTCTTTCTGAATGTCTGCTATTGCTTGTGCTTTAACTTTTGCATCATTTTCAAGTTCGATGATACGTTGTTTTTGTTTGTCTATAGCAATAACTTCTAACTTTTCACGCTCAAATTCTTCCAATTTTGTTTTCAAATTATCAAGTTCTGTTGTATCTAATACTTTAGCATTAGCTTTTTGCTCGTTGATTTTAGCAATGTATGGTTCAGCATCAAATTCTTCTAACTTAATCAACTCTAAAGGCTTATCTTCCAATGCTTTTAATTCAGCTTTTAATTTTTTAACCTTCTCTTGTTTCTCAAGAATTTTGGTTTCATAATCTTTAACAATTTGTGCATACTTAGCACCATCAGCATTTATCTTTGAAAGCAGCTCTGCTCTATTTATATTATGTTCTTTGCGTTTTTCTTCGTATTCTGCACGCTTTTCAGCAAGTGTTTCGCTTTCCCAAGGTCTGCCGCAACAAGGACAAGCTGTATCGTTAAATGCCGGATATTCATCTTTGCGAATTTCTGTGTATTCAGCACGCTTTCTTTCAATAACTCTCTTGCTATCAGAAATATCTCTACTAATATCCCTGACAGTCTTTTCAGCGATACTTATTTCATCTCTTATACTATCCAACTCGCATTTACGCTTATATTTTATATTATTATTTTCAGCATTTACCTTACTCTGTTTAGAACGATATTCTGCTTCAGCCTGCTCTAATTCAATTTCAGCAAGTCTAATTTTGTTAGCACTACCACAACTTTTAGCTTTTTCTAGTTCAGCAGATATTTTTTCAATATCATTCTTAATAATAGATATATCCTTGTCTATTATTTCAATGTTTCTGTGTTCTCCAATGCTACGGCTTACTTCATCAATTCTCGCTGGAATAAGGTCAAGCTCTTTGCGTATTTTAGTTCTTGTTTTTGAAAGCTCTTTAGCTCTGTCTGCTAAGCTTTTTCCACTGTTTAATATAGAAACAATTTCATTATTGCCACACTCTGTAGCAAGTGCTAAGTCGTCTTTAAGTCCTGCCATATTCATAAGAATTTTGCGTTGTTCTTGTGTCTTTAAGCTAACAAAAGCAGTTGGGTTTGTTGCTAGTTTAAACAATTCTTCATCCAACAAATCCGCTATACGGCTGTTATATTCACTCATTTTAAGAGGAACATTATCTATTTCATATATAGTTTCATTGCCTTTGTAAACCTCCTCAGTTTTTCCTTTTTCTGTCTGCCACTTTTCGCGCAATGTGCGAGAAAAAACTTTATCAACACCATTAACACTTATAATAGCGGTTACATTATGCTCAATACGATGTATCTCTTTACCATCAGCATCAAGTGTTTTAACTCCAAAATCTTTACGACCCTGACTATCCTTTCCAAAAAGTAGCCATACAAACGCATCAAACAAACTTGTCTTACCTGTTGCATTAGCTCCTTTGATTTCATTTATGCCGTCTGTAAAATCAATTTTTAAATCCCTTATCCCTTTGAAATTTGTAAGTGATAAGTGTTTCAATACTATATCTACCATATTTAATCTCCTTTCATTGACAAAACCAAATTATTGTTCTATACTCGAAGAGTAAATATTGTCCCAAACATATATTTACCCTTAACTAGTCCTCTGGTCCCACAGAGGACTTTTTCTATCTCTACCAACGCACACATCTCCTTTTCATTCTGCTTGATTCTGCTTTAGTAAGCGTTACCACTTGTGTGCCGAATAAGCAAGTCTTTAATTTTGTAAATAAATTTTTCATATCTGTCCCACCTTCGCCTGATAATTGTTAATTCTTTTTAATACCTTTCTGTAAGTTCCATCTGCGTGACACTCTGCAAGACATCGCTCCACCTGACTTCTCTTAAAATTACACGCTTTAGCGACATACGCTACTGTATCGCACTCGTTTATATGTGCTATATACAGTACACATATATTCTCTCGAGTTTCTTGTAAAGCTAGTCTTTCCTCACTAAAAGTGCCCCCGTTGGGTATCTGCGTGTTAGGTTTAAGCCCTAATCGCTCACAGCGTTTAAATACCGAATTATATGTAATGCCTAAAACTTTTGCCATATCGGAAACCGATACTCCATAATAATCTAGCAATCTTAACTTTTCATCATCAGCTTTCGTCCATTCCATAGTCCTCACCTCCTCTCAATAAGTTAAGTTAGCAGCTATAAAAATGACTGCAATAATTAACAAGATTATCATTATTTGAATATCTCCTTTCTATATTGTAATACCAAGTCTTTTAAGAGCGTATGGTCTACTAACTCTACCTGCTATTGTTATATATCCTTGGCTTTTTAGCTCAGAATTTAGTTGTCTTATAATTGCATATGCTTTTACATTTGATACTCCACCAAGTAGGTCTTGCATTTCTGCTACTCTGATGTACCTATCTTCTTGTTGCTTTTTCTGCATAACAATTCTCCTTTCGTCAATCTACATTAAGAACTTTTAATTTAATAGATAACTCTTCTTTGACTTTTGTCATTTCATCAAGAAGACCTATTATTCTTTTCACTCTCACAACCTCATCAGCTGTTATCTTTCCGTCTTCAACAATATCTATAATTTCCTCTTGCATTTCTCTTGCATACCTTAAAGATTGATATGCTGATATAGCTATCTCAGAAAGTGTTTTGTTTTCTTCTATAACAGGTAATCCTTTTAAAGGGCAAACTGTTGAGCAATAAAGATTTTCTAATGTAGGAGCATTATACAATGATGCCATTATAACTACTTCCTCCGGATAAGGATTAGTAAGGTTATTCTCTATCCATGTAATCCTCTTTTCGCTTATTCCCAACACCTCGCTTGCCCCTGCTCGGCTAGACAGCCTGTCATTGCTTTTAGACGCAGCCATTCTAGCCAAATAGTAAGGGTTATTCTTTCCTTTTTCTGATGTTCTTGGCATTGTTAATTCCTCTTTTCTTCAATATAATTAAAATATGTTAAGCAAGTAGGTCCTCGATTGTACAGCCTAAAATATTAGCGATTTGCTTCGCCATAATAACATTTGGCGTTGCACCATCTCGTTCCCATCTTGTGACATTATTTTGAGTTAAACCCAATCTGTCAGCAAGTTCCTGCTGTGTCATATCTTTTTTAAGTCTTAACTGCTTAATATTTGAACCAACAGACATTGTTTACTCCCTCCTTTCTGTTTTTACTAGACAAAACTTGTGTGTTATGTTAAAATTACAACAGAGGTATTAAAAGAATTTTTAAAATAAACAAAGGGAATAGCTATATTCCGTAAAAGTCTGTAAATACGGAACATATTATATAGGTTATCGTAGACCTATAAAGGAACGAAAACTCTATCCGGGGCTTTACTATTGCCTTTGTTGTATTTACATTATATCTCACTTTTATGATATTGTAAACATCGTTTTATCATTTTTTTGATATTTGTTATTTTTGTACAAAAAATAATATCATTTTTGTGATAATTATACTAAATTGTGTGGTGATTTTATGTTTTGGGAACGTTTCTATTCCTTATGTGAAAAAGCAAATATAAAACCAAATCCTTTAGCAAAACAACTCGGTATATCTTCAGGCGTTCTAAATAAATGGAAAAATGGCGGCATTCCAAATAGCAACGCACTTGTAAAAATCGCTGATTATTTTTCTGTATCAGTAGACTACTTACTAGGCAGAACTGATAATTTTCATAGTAGCGATAAAGAGCAAAGTGAGAATAATCTTTCATCTGATGAGCAAAAGTTAATAGACATATATAACGGCATTTCAGACGATGATAAGATACTGCTTATGGCATTTGGTTTGCAATTACAAAGAAATATGCCTATACTTAATGTAGCAAATAAGCCTACAAAACAGGATACCGAGGAAGAATTAAGAGTTGTTGCTCGTGGAGAAGGACTTACTACTATTAAAGCAAACACTTCTGATATAGACGATGATATAAAGAGGCATATACATAAGGATAAGATATAAATTATATAAGAGGGGGCGTTTTATGGAAGAAGAAAAAATAATAACTTCTGATGACGCAGTTACTAATCCAACCGGAGATAGAAAAAGTCGGAAAAAATATAGGCTAATATTCACCGTAATTATATTTGTTGCTATAGTTGCAATAGCAATCAGTTCGATTTTTATATTTAGACATATACATTCCGATACTGGCATATCTCCTAAAAGCATATCTTTAAGTGATTATAAATATGAGAGATATGCAGACAAAGATTTTTCTATGAGCTATAATTCAGCTTTTTTAGGAGCTGCTACATCTAAGTCAGATGGCAGTGTTTATTGTTATGTTAAAGTAGATTTCTCGAACAATGGCGAGTATTTTGAAAATGAACCTATTGTCTATTGCAATAAAACTGCACTTAATTTAGATATAGATTATAGTAAATTTACAGAAAAAGAAAAAACAAGCATAGCTGATTTATTTAATAAAATTCTATCTCCATTATGTAGCAAGGCTTATATATCCGAATATGGAATAGATGGAGATTCTATATTTTCTTCAGAATATAGTGGCAAAACTGATAAAGGTGACAATTTATCAATAAAGGTTTTGGATATATACAACGGAAATTTATATTATGCTATTTATTTTTCACCTAAGAAAACAGACGAATTATTATCTAAAGCCTTACAAGATACATACGATAATGCAACTTATATAGGTGATATTAAAAATGCTATAGATTTATATGATAACTTTGCAGATGTTTCCAATAAAAACGATTATGAAGCTCCTGGAACACTTTCAAAAGTATCAAGTGAAAATTGCGAATTCAGTCAATATGGAAATAAAATAGAAGTTCATAATTCAAACTATATCCAATATGAATATTCTTTTGAAGATGCTTCTAATGCAAAGAATACTTTAGCAAATTTAATCCAGACATTTAGTAATGGTTATAGCAAAGATTATGCTCTTCGAAAAGCATCTGATATGATGTCATCTGCTGAAAACAGTTCTTCATTAGAACCGGTTAAAATTGGAGAATATACATTATTTGTTCTCCCTATTAATAGTGCTGATTATTTCCGTTTATTTAATATGGATATGCGTGTTTGTTGCTTAAAAAATAAAGATACATTGAACAATATTGATGTTGCAAAATATCCTGACCGTACATACAATTTTCTTAGTGCTGGTTCAACAAACAAAAATGAACTAGCCCATATAAGATTAACTATTGATTCAGAACCTGCATTGGATATAGGAGTTGCTACTCAAGCATATTCATATGGAATAGATAAAGACGGTAATAAATATGAATTAGCGTGTACATTTGAAAAAGGTGTTTTAGAAAAAGATAAAACTTATGACCTATATTGCCACATCACAACTGGCTTGGCTGGAGAAACAATTCTTAGTGTTGATGGGTTTAAGGTTGTTGAATAAATTGACTATTTTATTAAAGGGGGCATTCTTATGGATAAAACGAATTTTGATTTTAAAACACAATGGGAACAATCTGCTATAAAAACGGAATTAGTTATAAAATATTTTAATGCTTGGGCTAAAATTATGTTGAAAAGCTGCAAAGCAGGTAAGATAGGCTATGTTGACTTGTTCTGTGGACCCGGAATATTTGAAGACGGAAATGAATCTACACCAATCTACATAATTAAAAACTGTATCAAAGATGACGATTTAAGGAAGTCTGTTGCAATATACCTAAATGATAAGACTCCTGAGTATGTAGAAACACTAAAAGAAAATATTAACAAGATTCCTGGTATAAATACACTAAAATACAAGCCTAGCATTAATAATATCGAAGTTGATAAAGATTTTGCCAATGCTTTTAGTGGAAACTTAATCCCCTGTATGTCCTTTGTTGACCCAACTGGATTTAGTGGTCTTACTTTAGATTTAATACATAATCTTACAAAGGATTTTGGCTCTGATATTATATTTTTCTTTAATTATAACGAGATTAATAGGTTTATTACAAATCCCAATGTATTAAAACATATGAAATATTTGTTTGGCGAGACCGACTATAATTTATTAATTGAAAATTTAAAAAATATTAAAAATCCACATGATAGAGAGTTAATGATTATCAACTCTCTATCTGAAGCTTTGAAAAAAGACGGTTTGGAATATGTATTACCTTTTAGGTTTCAATCTCAATATAAGAATAGAACTAGTCACTATCTTATTTTTGCTAGTAAATGTTTTACTGGTTACGATATTATGAAACAAATTATGTGGAAAGCAGGAGAAAAGGATGGGTACAATGTTGGTAAGTTCGAATTCATTCCTACCGATTCTAAATCAAAAGACTTACAACTTTCCCTTATAGATATGTTTTCTTGTTCTTTAGAAGATTTGAAAAAAGATTTATTAGACACTTTTAAAGGAAAAAGCATTTTACTTAGGAATTTATATAAAATTCATGGGGCTAAGGGCAAATTTATTTTACCAAACTACAAAGATGTATTATTAGAACTAGAAGAAAAAGGAATAATAAAATGCGAACCTAGCGAAAGACCTGTTCGCAAAGGTAAAAAAACTATGAATCCAGAAAAAGTAACAATTTCATTCCCAAATTAGAACATATGTGCTATAATGTTTATGAAGGAGTGAGTTTATGAAAACTATACAAAGAAAATCTTTACTTTATAAAACAAAAGTTGAGTATGGAGATTTCACAATTAATCATATACAAGGTTGTTCCCATGATTGTAATTATCCTTGTTATGCAAAAATGCTAGCCAAAAGATTTGGCAGAATAAAAGACGCAGAGGAATGGACAGAGCCAAAATTAGTTTCTAATTCGTTAGAGCTTTTGGATAAAGAAATTCCTAGATACCGCGATAAAATCAATTCTGTACATCTTTGTTTTATGAGTGACCCTTTTATGTATGGTTATCCTGAAGTTGAAAAAATGAGCTTAGCAATTATAAATAAACTAAATTCATTTGGTATAAAGTGTACGATTCTTACTAAAGGTATTCTTCCTTTAGATTTAATAGATACTTCGAAAGAAAATGAATTTGGAATCACTCTAATATCTTTAGACGAAAATTATAGATGTATCGCTGAACCAGGAGCTTCTCCTTATCTAAGCCGTATTAACAGATTAAGAGAGTTGCACTTAGCGGGATGTAAAACTTGGGTAAGCATAGAACCCTATCCTACACCGAATATAATCAATCAAAATTTTACTGAAGTTTTGGAATCAATTAATTTTGTTGATAAAATTGTATTTGGTAGATTAAATTACAATTCTTTAGTAACTCAATACCAGGGTTATCAGGATTTTTATAATAATTTGTGTGATGAGTTTATAGAATTTTGTAAAAAGAATAATATATCTTATCACATAAAAGAAGGTACATATAAGAAAAATGATTGAATTCAAAGCCGTATCTACATATTTGTAGGTATGGCTTTTTATATTGCCGATATTATAACCTATTTGGTTATAATATAACATTTATTCCACCCTATTTAATCCTTTATTACAATTGTGTTAAAGGAGATGATATATATGTACACCGAATACAAAAAAGCTAGAGATTTGGCGTGGAAAACTCTAATTGATTGTAGCATAACTGTTTTACCGGTAAATCTTATACAAATAGCTGCCCACTACAATATAATACTTATACCGTATTCTCAAAGCACAGTCGCTCAAAAGTTAGATTTAAAGCAAGATGGTTTTACATTAAAGCGAAATGGTAAATACATTGTTTATTATAAAGATTCTTACAATCAAAGAGCACGATTTACAATTGCTCACGAACTTGGTCACATACTTCTCGGTCACATTGATAATCCCGATTCAGTAAACGAATACTCAGCAAATATATTCGCAAGGGACTTGTTAATGCCTGCTATTATTCTAAAAAAAATAAATGTTATTTCTGCTTATGAAATATCTCAGTTGTGTGATGTATCGAAAGCAGCAGCAGAAATAAGATTAGAACGATTACAAAAACTATCAAAGCGAAATAAATTTTTTACTAGCTTTTTAGAAATTAAAGTATATAAAAACTTTAAAAATTACATAAAGCAAATGAGGTGAAATATATGCCAGCTTATAAAAATGAAAAAAGAGGTACTTATTATGCAAAGTTTAGGTACATAGATTGGCAAGGTAATAAAAAACAAAAGAAAAAAGAAGGATTTAAAACAAAGAAAGAAGCCTTAAGCTTCGAAAGAGAATTTTTATTAAAAGAAACAAGCAATCCTGATATGATTTTCGGTTCTCTTGTTGAGCTTTATATGTCTGATATAAAAGCAAGAATAAGACAAACAACCTATGAAACTAAAGAAAACATTATATACAATAGAGTATTGCCATTTTTTAAAAATAAAAAAATAAACGAAATTACTGCTGGTGATGTAAGGCATTGGCAAAACGAACTTATTAATTCAGATTATTCAAAAACATATATTAAAACTATTAATAACCAACTTTCGGCAATTTTTAACTATGCTATGCGTTATCATAATTTATCAAAAAACCCAGCGAGAGAGGCTGGTTCTGTTGGTAAAAAAAATGCCGGCAGGGTCAGCTTTTGGGAACCTGATGAATTCAAGCAAGCTATTGCTTGTCTTGATAAACATGATTATATTACAAAAATATCTTTTGAAGTTTTATTTTGGACTGGTATTCGAGAGGGAGAATTATTAGCTTTAACTCTTGAAGATATTGATTTTAAAAACAGAACAATAGATATTAATAAAACTCGAGCAATGTTACGCGACGGAACATATGTTACTAACAAACCTAAGACCGAACATTCAGAACGTAAAATTGAAATTCCTCAGTTCTTATGTGATGAAATTAAAATTTTCATAGAACGCTATACTCAACCATTAAAAAAGACCGATAGAGTATTTCAAACTTCAAAATCCAATCTAAATACTAAAATTAAAGCTATTGCAAAACTATCAGGGCTAAAACGCATACGAGTACATGATTTAAGACATAGTCATGCTTCTATGCTAATTGATGCAGGTTTTTCACCGTTGATGGTTAAAGAACGCTTAGGACATCAAAATGTTCAAACAACTTTAGAAACATATTCTCACTTGTATGATAAAAAGAATAAAGAGCTGATGGATAAATTGAATCAAATTAACGGCATTTGAAAATTTTGGTACGCTTTTGGTACGCTCAGGCAAATATAAAAGCCACAAACCTTGTAAATATCAGGGTTTGTGGCTTCAATTATCTTATTCCCACTCACAAATTTTAAACATTTTATTGTATATTTAATGTATATATACCCATTTTATATAGAATAATTATTCATATTTAACTGTATTATTTTAAACTTTAAAAAATCTATTGTCATTTTATTGTCACTTGCAATTATGCTATGTATAATTTACATATATTTAAAAAATTTGACTAACTCCTTTTTCCTGATTTAATTGTAAATTATTTCGTTCAAAACTATTTCTTCGACTTCTTCAATTATACTCTGCATCCTCTGATTGTAGAGAAGCCAATTCTGTTGTTTCAGTTTCTCGTCGACATTCTGTTGAGCTTTCATTTGAGCTACTAACTGTTCCTTCAGCTTCTCTGCTCTCTGTTCCACCTCCATTATATGTGCTTGTAACTGATTGTTCTTGCCCATTTGAATTAGGAGAGATAACTTGTTCTCCATCAAGAACTTCATTCTCATTCTGCTATATTTTGTTGTTGTCATCTTTGGAAAATAAATATTTGGAACAGACATTTGATTCTCTATTACCATAGGAATTTTTATCATAATCTTCACCTCCTCTATACAAGTTTATTTAAAATTTTTACATTGTCACAAGGTACTTAAAATCATCTCTTTCATTAGTCTAAGTCTATATTTTCAGCTTTTTCATTACTATATGAAATTCCATTGTAATATCCTAAAAAGCTAAAAAATAAATCTGATTTAAGGAAGAAACAATCTCTATCACTATTTAATAAATCTGCACCAGAGCAATCCACATTATACCATTTGCCGTTGATTTGTACTATATTCCATTCGTGTTTCATTGATTTACTTATTACAACATCACAAGGAATATTTAATTTTGTTAATATATTTTTATAGGCAATGGCAAATGCTCTACAAACACCTGTTCCACTTTCATATAACATTAAATCATCAGAATTTTTTAAAGTCCAATCGTAGTCATAATTATCAATTAGGTAATCGTAAACAAACTTTGCTTTTTCATAGTCAGTTTTATATTCTTGAGCCTGTTCAACAATAGGGTCAACTACACTGTCTATAAACTCTCTTTTTTCTTTTATTTGCTGTGGATTATATTTATATTCCACAAGTATTTTATCTACCTTATTGCCATTCATTTTAAATTTAGCCGAATGTTTTACATACCAAGCATTTTCACTTCTACTGACTAAGTAAGTAAACTCATTTTGAGCTTCTTCTTGAGAATACTTATATTTAGACATATCAATTTGTTTTTCGTAAGTTGATATACCATTTTCCAATTTATCTCCGAAAGGAGATGCAAAACCAACACAACAATTAGTTATAGTAGTGATAATTGTAATAATAACAACACAAAACTTTTTCATAAAAAATCCCCCTTTTAAATCTAAAAATTTTCTTGAATTATGAAGAAATGAAAACAACCTCTACGGGAATATATGTAGGTTATCTTGTATTATACAGGTTAACATATCATAAGTCTATAGACAAATTTAATAAATTTATATATAATAAATTATATATATTTAACGAAAACTTCTAGGAGGGCGTAATTATGGCTGTAAATAAAGATACAAGAAAAATAAAAGAAGCAAGTGAATATACAACAAGTCCAGCAAGAAGAAAAGCTAATAATAAATTTGCAAAACAAAACTATGAAACCGTTGGTTACAAGTGTAAAAAAGGAATAAAATCTATATTGGAAATCATTGTTAAAAACACAGGGGAAAAGTCCGTGTCTAAGCTTGTTGAAAAAGCTGTTATAGAATATGTTAAAAATTTAGAACATGGAACAAATGTATTAGCTAGTGCTGAAGAAGATTTGTTATTATTAAAAGATATATTAAAATATGACAATGAAAATAAATGCCTTTATCCCAAAGCACAGTTTGATTATCTCCGAGACTTATGTTATATGTATTATGAAAACCGTAAGGATAAAAAAGGCTTTGAATTTCCTCCGATTTATATAAATTTTTTAAAGCCTTATAATGATGAATACTGGTATATCGAAGACCCGAAGAAACTTTATGAACTTATATATTATTCAAATTCTTTTGCTTATGATTATGACAACAATGAAAATATTGAAGAAAATTAAACTGTGAATAAAATATTAGACTAAAAATGCACCTGCTGTTTTGAACTAATCTCCAAAAGTCAGTCCTAAAAATCCAACGATTGGTGTTCAGTTTGCAAGTGCATTTTTTAATCTATCTTTCCATATCAAATTTATCGTGTGTCTTTTCCTTTTTACTATTACCTAAATATGTATCCAGTTGCTTTAACAAGTTTTTTAAATTTATAAAATTTTTACCTGTATTTTTTCTTATCTCTTTTTCTATTTCTGATAATGATATGGCATTTGCTCCCATTTCTTGATTTAATTCAATAATTTTAGTGTCATCAAATTCGTCAATGTCATTTTTAGCTAAAAATTTTTCAGCTGTAAAAAATTTATTTAACTGATTTTCATATTTACTTCTAAATGCTTCTTTATCTTTGGCTTGTGCTAATCCATAAGTATATTTTTTAAAATCTTGATAATCTTTTATATATCTAATCGTTTCTTGACATCTTTTAATTTCCAATTTATGAAATTCTACAATCTCTTTTAAATCATCTGTTTGCATTTCCTGACTAATTATATAACTTCTTAAATTTTCAACAGAAGTAAATCCTTCACTTCTTAGAAGATTAAATAATTGGTCAGCTGTTTCCATATTCTTTTTGTTTGCCCATCTATTAAGTCCTATATTCTCTTGAAACTTATTTTCATTGGTATCAATAATTTTATCAATAGGTTTACTTTCAACATTTTCCTTAATGGACTTAATTTTATTTTCGCTCCCTATTCTTTCTATAATCTTATCTTCTGAATAGTTATCTCCTAAAGTTTTTCCTCGAACAGCTCTTTTCCCTTCCTTTTGAAATGTTATATATTTTTTACTATCATTCACAAAAATATTTTCTTGCCTCATTTTTAAAACAAACTCATCATAAGATTTTGCAATGGCAATATTTTTATCAATTATATCTTTTAATTCCTGTTTCCAACTTGTACCGTTTCTATTGGTTTGCCATTCTTTATAAGTCTGCCAATTTTTACGATTATATTCTATAACCGACAAACCATTCTCTTTACAAATTTCATCACTTAAATTTCTTCTACGATAAATATCTTTTAACCCTCCGTCGTGATATTTATTACTTCCGTCTGTAGAATAGGCACAACTTATAATGTGATTGTGAATGTGTTCTTTATCAATGTGAGTTGTTACTATGTATGCAAACTTTTCACCAAATTCTCTTTTTGCAAACTCTTTACCAATTTTATGTGCAAGCTCTGGAGTAACTTCACCGGGCTTAAATGATTGTACTTGATGATATGCCTTAACTCCTTGATTGTATTCTTTCACACTGTTATCATATCTATAACGATAGAAGTCAAATTCTAACTTTGCACAAAATGGTGAACAGTTTGAACAATCTATATATAATTCATCGTCTGTCTTATCAGGATTGCAAATATAATCAACTGCTTTTTGAACAGTTGCTTTTATCGGTATGATTTTAGTTACAGCCATAACTACACCTCCTATTTTATTTTAAAACTTTTAAAAACTTTCTTTATCAATTCTTCGTTATCCATTTTTATTTTCTTAATTTGGCTCTTTATAAAAATTAAATCATCAGAATAAAGTTCTAATTTTTCAGGATTGGAATTTACTCTGTGGGCAATCTGATTTATATTCGTTCCAATTTTATGAATTTGAGAATTAACTCTTATCCATTCATTTGTTAAATTATAAAAATCTTGAAAGACAAATAATGTACCAAAAATTGTAGCTTCTCGAATATAGTCAGAAATTTTTTCAATTTTTAACAGTTGCATTTTTCTCTTTATTACCATATATTCTGGAAGATTAACTCTTGCCTTTATAAAAATATTTTTCGATTTTAAATTTTCTTCCATTTTTTATTAACTCCTTTCTGATATGAAATTGAATTTGTGAAATTAAATATTATGGATTTTAAAATGAAATTTTAAAATTCATAGGTTTACAATTTATGAATAAATTGTAAACAAAGATCTTAGGGGACTTCCCCTAACAAGCCAAAATTTTCAATTTTGATGTATTTGTGACACAAATGCAGAGCTTGCTAGCTAGCTAGCTAGCTAGCTAGTTTCTCTCTACGCCGTAGGCAATGGGTAGGGAAAATCCCCTACCCATTTTGTACTCGCTTGTTGGCGAGGTTATTTTTCCCGGCTTATACACAATTAATATAACCAACCAATTTACTATATAATTAATAAATTACAAACTTTCATCATTTTCATAAAGTTCTCTATACCCCTCTAGCATTTTTTCTTTAATTTTTTCTTGGTCAGTCGAACCAAACAAAAGAAGAAGATATGCTTCTGTTGCTATCGGTTGACGCTCTATAAAGTTAAAATTTAATTCTCTAGTATTGTTGTTTTTCATAAAAATACACTCCTTTTTAATAGTTAGTACAAATTTGACTTTAATCCTAAAAAATTTACACAAACGTTTTAGCTTTCTACAATTTTTTCTTTATTTTTTTACAAAAACAAAATTTAATAATTTTTAATTTCAAGATATTAAATCAATCAGAAAATTTAAGACATCATACTATTTTTTTCCTAAGTCTTTCTTCAATTTCTTCGTCTGTGTAAATTCTCTGTTCAAAATTGTTCCAACTGTCCTTTGGTGGCATCATTGTACAGCTTTCAATTATCTCATCCTCCCACCTTCTATTTTTAAACCAGTTGACTAAAAATGGTATGTATCTGCCATTTTCTATTTTCCAATTCTCTTGTCCCTTTTGTTTCTCAATAGACTTCACCATTCTATCAGCTAATTCAGCTGACACATTCAAAGAACAAAATTCTTCTAACGCCTCTTGTCTTTTAAATTGCTTCGGATACACGCTCCACACTTTTTCAAACAGTTCTTTTGTTTGGTTTTGTTTAATTTGATTTAGTTTAATTTGATTTAGTTTTCTTTGTGTACTTGCTGTAACATTAACCTCTGTTTTTGTTACATTAACTCCTGTTTCTGGACCATTTTCCTCTGTTTTGGGTATACTAATTAAAAGGTATTTAGAACAAATTCTTTCATAGCCTCCTCTTTTTGCCTCAACGTACCTTTGCTGAATGCCTTTGGAGGTCAATATGCTGTACTTCTTGTACATTTTTTCATCAAATATACCTTTTTTTATTGCCGTATTTAATATTTCAGACACACTATTTGCACCCACTCCTATTCGCTTAGCAAACACAAATAGCACATCTTCATCCCATTCACAGTAATAGCCTTTTGTTCCGTATATATGTTGGAATAGTTTAACTATTACTGCAAACCCCTTAATTCCAAACCGAGCTTCAATAATTTCGAATTTGGAATTTAAAACCACATTCAGAGGAAAGTAATCTAGCCCTTCTTTAATTGGTCTAGCCAAAACTTTCACCTCCAACAGGCACTGTAGCTACCCTTATAAAACAGCTACAGCACTATATCTAATATATACAGACACTTTAACCAACTTCACTTATATCAATTAAAGTACCTTGTTATTTTTCTCAAAAGATTCTAAAATTTTTAACATTTCTAACAAACAATTTTTTACTTCTTCATCAATACCTTCGCCATCTTTTACCATTAATTCAATACGCTCCAGTACTCTTTTAAATTGTAAGAACATTAATGGGTTTCCAACTGCCTCAATTTTATGATTTAATAAAGCCGAAATAATATATTCCTGTTTGGTCTTATTTCCAGACAGCTTAACTTTATTTTCTAAATCTATCTTTTCAGCCTCTGACATACGAAAGGCAATAGTTTTAGGTCTAATTCGTTTTTTTGCTGACATTTTAAATCACCCCTTTTTATCATTGCATTCCATCTCACAATTCAACTTCTTAGCCATATCACTCTGAACTGTTGGGAACAAATGAGCATAATGATATGTAATTTCGACAGATTCGTGACCAACTCGTTCACCAATAGCAACAGCTGAAAAGCCTAAATCAATTAGCAACGAGATATGACTATGTCTTAGGTCGTGAATTCTGATTCGTTTAACCCCTGAAATCTTAACTCCTCTATTTAATTCAGAGTGTAGATATCCCCTGCTTATCATAAAAATTCTATCCGTTTTCTCGAAGCCAAACAGCATTGAGATATAACTTTCTAACTCCACAGCCAAAAAGTCCGGTAGTGAAATAGTTCGAACACTTTTGGGAGTTTTAGGTGTTGTAATATATTCTTTGCCTTTAAATTTTTGGTATGACTTATTAATTCGCATAGTTTTGTTTTTAAAATCAAAATCTTCAACTGTCAAAGCCAAAAGTTCTCCAAGTCGACACCCAGTCCAATAAAGCACTTCAAACGCATAGTAAGAAATAGTCTTATCAGCAATAGCCTCTCTGAAAAGCAAATATTCATCTTTAACCCAAAACTGCATTTCACTATCAGGTGTCTTTGACCCAATCTTTCCAGCTTTTTTTGCTGGATTTGCTTTTAATTCATATAAATTAACTGCGTGATTAAAAATTGCTGACAATTGATTGTGAATAGTTTTTAAGTAAGTAGACGACAATCCCGATTTTATTAATATATTCTGCCACTGAATAATATCAGCTGGTTTAATTGCATTAATCTTCTTATCCTTAAAATATGGTAAAATTTTATGCTCCACAATATGTCTTTTTGTCAGCATAGTATTGTACTTCAATCGTGGTTCAATATCACCAAAATATATTTCACAAAATCGGGCAAAAGTCATATCTAAACTAAAATTTCTTTGGTTTTTGAAATCCTGCTCCCATTGTAATGCTTCAGACTTTAACTTAAAGCCTCTGCGAGTTTTCTGCTTTAATTGTCCATCAATATTTTTGAAATAAGTTCGAACCTCCCATTTGCCTGTTTTTGCATTTTTTGAAACTGACATCTAAACCACCTCTAATTTGCTACTCCATAAAATCGTTCTTGGAAATATTTTCGACTCAATTTCCCTGAAATGGTTACAAAACCTTTAGCTTTCAATTCTGAATTTAAATTCCTGATAAGTTTGTAAGCAAAAGGCTTAGAAATATTTAATTCTTCTGCTACATCATCAGCATTTAAAAATATTTTGTCGTTATTCATAATTCTTCCACCTTTCTAATAAATTTTGGTATAGTTTTGTATGCTTTGGTTATTTTTTATAACTTAGTATATCTGTACTATACTACACATCTTTTTTTCTGTCAAGGTGTTTATTTACTTTTTTTTAAATTTATAGTATAATTGTGTTGTTATTATAAGGATAAATATATTTTTCAGGTGGTTTTTATGAACATTGGTGAAATGATAAAATTTTATAGATTAAAAAAAGGCTTAACTCAAGCCCAGCTTTCACAGTTAACTGATATTAGTTTAAGTTCCATTAAACAATATGAAATAGGTAAAATTAAACCGAAGCACGAACAATTATCTAAAATTGCAAAAGCCTTATCGATTAGTGAGGTAGTTTTCTATGAATTTAATTTAGATACTGTCGGTGATGTTGTTTCACTCTTATTTTTAATGGATGACGCTGTCGATATAGAAATTATAGGAGAAAAGGATAAACTTGAGGAAAAGTACTTACCAGATACAGTATCTCTTAAATTTAAAAATCCATATCTAAGAAAATTTATGGCAGATTGGGCTTTAATGAAAGAATATTTGAACAATGTCGATGATGATATAAAGAAAATTAAAAATCCCGATGTGCAGGAATCAGTAAGAAATGATTTTAATAATAAATATCAAGAATTTAAAGCTTTGTATACAACCAATATCCACCATAATGTCGTTGTAAAAAAAGGAACAGATGGAATAAAAGTTCGTATATCAAACAATGATAAGGACAACAAATAAATTTTTATAATAAAAATATTGTCACTGCATAAAAAAAGCCCCAAAACATTGATAAATTCAATGTTTTGGGGCTTTTTTAGATTATTCCCACTCCTAATTGTAAAACAGACTTTAACTGCTTTTGCTTAAGAATTTTGACCTTGTATACTTTAATTTGGTACAGATTATCTCAATTCTATGAGGCATTTCTGTTTTTTTATCACAAAAAGCACTTTTCTAAATTATGCTTCTTGTAATATGATTGGTAACAATTGAGGAAATTTACTAATTATGTAATCTGGTTTTTCACCAGAGGAAATGTATTGCTCTTTTAGATATTTTTCTCTTTTGAAATCTTCTTCAGTCCAACTTGTTATATCAATAAGCAAATCATAATAATTGTTATTTTCTTTTGAATAATTAACCCATACAGACGTCATATTTGCCAATTTTGCCATATATACATCCTTAATTAAACTATCTCCAATATATACAGCATCATTTACATCACAATTTTCTTTTTCACAAATGTCTATCAATACACTTCTGTCAGGTTTTTTAGTCTTTACTGTAATTATTTTTTTATCCAAAGGAATATTGATTTTATATTTACTTTCAGCTGTATATATATGTTTAAAATATTGAGCAATTCCTAATTTTTTCAAGCGATAAAAACCATTTTCCTGAGCAGATTCAGTATATCCAATTATTGTAATGCCATTTTCAAACAATCGTTTAAGTGTATCTTCAACCCCATCATACAATTTCAAGTTGCGTTTCCTAATAGAATTAAATTTATGGAATGCTCCTCCTAAAATCTTTTTAATATCTTCTTCACTTTTTCCATCATATTTATTCAATATTGATGGTAATTCTAACGTAGCAAAAGGATATTCAACACTACCATAACTTTGGTGTATCAACTTAAACTCTTTTAAAAGGATATCTTTGTTTATTTTGGTGATTTTTACTATTTCATCTACCATTCCATAGAAAGAAGGGATAAAATAACCAATCCAATCATATAGTGTATCATCTAAATCAGTTATAATTATTTTTTTCATTTCAACCCCCAAAAGGTATTGTATATTTGCATATAGGTTCTGTTTTTTCAT